CCTGGAACTCAATTCCAAATGCAAGGCCTTGAGCATACCTTCCTAAGAAACTATGTCAAACCACAAAACTACATGAGCAGTTTGATGCCAGGTTATGACGAAACCCTGGCGCAACTGCGTAGTCCTTTGGGGGCACAATGAATTTATTTCAATCTCTCCAACAAGTTGGCCAAGATATCAAACAAGGCTATAAAACAGCTGACGTTACGCAGCGTCAAATGTTTGCCAAGGCTCAGAAAGAAGGCCTGGGTTACGGAGAAAGTATTTTAGACCCAGGTTTTAAAAAGGCTATTGCCGCAAAAGGTATTACGGCACGTCAAACACCAGCTCAATTTGCTGGCGCATACCTTTCACGTACTCTTATTGATTTAGCCAACGACGGTACGCGTACTTATTGGTGGCGTTGGAATCATCCCTTAGCAGTTGCCCAACGTGTTGTTGGTTTAGCTGTTGATCCTTCTGTTATTAAATCTCCTACTGCCAGGGCTGTTACTGCACTTGGCATTGCAACACCCGCCATTGCAGTTGCCGGTACGTACGACATTACAAACCCAGAAGAAGCTTTTCGTCCCACGGGCTTTGCTCAGACATATTCACCCAAAGGTGCAGAAGATCGCAGGCAAACTGCTCAGCCAACACAAGAGTTGTTTGAACGTTTCTTCCTGGGACGTACAGGAGATCCGCTTAAGTACGCAACAGCCAAACAAGAAATTCCAAACTTAACGCCAGAGCGTTATGCAAACTACATGAATTTTCTTTACCAAGAAAAAGGTTTGCTTGGTCTTGGCGTTGTCAAAGGAACCATGGAAAATCTTCAGGGTTATCCGGAAGCTCGTGTCCTTGGTTATCCTGTGAATATTCCAATGGCAGGAGGTTTTGCTGGCGGTTCTCTTGCTGCAACAACAGCTGCACGGCTACCTGGAACACCAAGGCAAAAAGCTGCACGAGCAATGGCTGGTGGCTTGGCAGGATCTCTTGCTGGTGTTGCATTAGGCAACGTAACAAACGAAGCAATTGCTGCTGCTAATCGTCCACAACTTCCAACAACAACTCAATACCAAAACTTAAGTACTGATAGAATTTAACTAAATAAAACATATTCGTTCATAATGACCCCAGAAGAATTAGCAAGATTGCAAGCGGGTCTTGATCCACGGGCTTATTATCCGGAACTTGATTTACTTCGTCGGGCGCGTGCCGGTGAAGTTCCTGCAGAAGCAGCTGCTCCCCGTGGCGCTACCACCGTCGCTCCTACTGCACGTATTTCTCCCCAAGAGCGTGCTCAAAAGCTTGCCGGGCAAACACTGCAAGGCGCTCAGCAGTTAATGGGTGATCTTGGCGCACTTCCCTTTGGTCGCATTGGTCTTGTAGGTGGACTGATCCCTGGCGTCACTACGGCCATGACAGAAGCTGCTGCTGGTCGCCCCGTAGGCGCTGGTGGCGCTCTGGGTGGCGCTGCGATTGGTGGCATTGGTGCAGCTGGTCTTGCTCGTTTGCTTCCAACAACAGGCCGATTTGGCCTTGTTGGTAAAGCTGCCCGTGCGGCGGCTCCTTTCTTTGGTGCTACAGCTGGTGCTCAACTTGGCGCAGAAGGTGCTGAATACGCCCGTCAGCAATTAACAGGTATGCCGACCAAAGGCAAAGAGCAAGAATTTGCTTCTCAAATTGCCGCTGCTCGCACTCTTTCTGATCTTGGCCTTAGTCAGTTCCGTACACAAACCGGAATTGAAACAAGTGCTGTTAAAGATTTAAGCAAGTTTTATTCTGATCAAGCTTATCTTGATCTCCAGCGTAATCTTCCTATTGTTAACCAAATGAAGAACGCTGACCTGGTTCGTCAACAAGCATTGCTTGCTTCTCAAGGTAATCAACTTGCACGTTTAAGTGTTCTTGGTACAGCTGGTCAACTTGCTGCCGGTGGTCAAGCACAAACCGGTGAAACGTTACGAACCATGATTAATGCCAACCCTTATGCCAATGTGGTGTTGAGGTAATTATGGCTTTTGATGCATTTCAGTTTGTAGGCCAACAACAAACAAAAACACCTTTAACGAGCTTTAAATACGGCAAGCTGCCCGCTTTTGGCATGCCTGCTGTTAATCCGCTTTCAGATCTTGTTAAAGAAGCCGAGTCTTTTTACGGTCCTCAAAAAGATTGGACGCCAGAAATAAAAAATAAACTTTACGAAACATATCAGCAACGTACATCTCCTTCCGCAAAGGTTGAAGCATCTCTTGTTGAACCTTTAGCGGGTATCCTTGAACAGTCTCGTTGGGCGCAGTCTAAAGAGGGCATGGAATGGCAGCTTCAAAAAGCCAATGAAACATCCCGTCAAAAAGCAAAGCAAGCTTTAATGTGGCAAACTTTGGCGAACCTGCCTGAAACCATGGCTATAGCCACCAGTCCATACGGTGGCCCCGTTGGGGCTGCGATGGCTTATCAAGGAGTTGCAGCAATTCCTGGCATCTATTCTTCTACACTTGCCAGTTACCCCCAATTGCAAATCCCAGGCTCTTCCGTTCAGCAATACCGTTATTTTTAGGTAATGTAGAATAAAGTCATGAATAATTGGGCCTACGAAACAAAAGGGTTACCAAGTTTTTTTAATTCTGGTTCTTCAGGCGGCGGCAAAAAACCAATGGCATTTGGATTTGATGATGCACTGTTAGGCGCTGGGATGCTTGGACAAGGCATCTTTGGCATGATCGGTGCTCAGCGCCAAGCTGAAACCCAGGCGTCTATTGCTAATGCTCAGATGGCTGCTCAGGCAGATGCCATCCGTAATGCCAGAGAAGCTCAAAAGGGTCAACTTGGTTTAGGTCTATTCAATAGCATCTTTGGTGCAACAACTGCTCCTGATATTGAATTTGGTCGTCAACTTGCTGCACAACGAGCTCAGTTTGGTGAGTTTATCCCCAAGCAAATGGGCTTAGGCCGTGAGCAAGCTCGTTGGGAAACAGCTTTTCGCACATCGCCTGAAATGTTGGAAGCAAACCGGCGTGAACGCATGGGTCGCATGCAAGAAACAATTGCGGGCTACATGGCACAGCCGACAGGGATGTTTGGTCCAATTAGGCGTATTAATATAGAAGCATTGGCGGGCTAAACTATGGGCGGCGGACGCAGTCAAACTGTTCAATATCAGGCACCACCCCCTGATAATACTTTTGCAAAGTTTTTAGAATATCAACAGCAAAAGGAAACAAAAGCAGAGGAGCGTGCTGCGCAAGAACGTGCAGAACAAAAAGCTGCAGAAGAAGCGCGTAAAGCCGCAGGTGCCTCTGGTTATGCAGGCCTTCGTCAAGGTGTTGAATCACAACTGCGCCAAGGTTTAATTGGCTATGAGGCCGCGACTTCTCAGTTGCGTGATTATGCAACTAAGTATGACATGACTCCGCCCGAGGCGGACGTTACTGCATTAACCAATATTTATACACAAGAGCTTCTTCCTGGTCGCCGCCAAACAGGCGTTGGTGCAGCCTATGAAGAAATTCTTGGTCGGCAAGCGACTGAAGAAGAGAAGTCCAAGGCGATGGAGCGTTTTAGCCAAGGATATTACACGTCTACCCAAGATCTTCGTGACGCTTTATATAAAGGTTCTGAGTATCAAGAAAAATTTAATCAGAGCTATTTAGATAATTATTACGACACTAAATTTGGCAAACAAGCTGTTGATGCAGCGGGCAAAAAAACAGGGCAACGTACGTTTAATTTTTCGTCCAACCTTCTGCCTGCATTAAAGGGAGATGCCCTTGATCGTGCAGGAGTTTCCTTGCCATCTTTTGGGCCTGTTACGGGCACTCCTGCGGAACTAGAGGAGCAAACACAAAACATTAGAGATTCTCGTCAGTTTCTTTACAGCGCTGGCCTGACAAATCTTCAGGGCGAAATTGATAAAGAAGTCCAAAAATTAAAAACGGAAGGCTCTAAAGAGCTGGCTAAGATTCAATCTCAAGGCAGTATTTACAATACCCTGGTGGGCTCTTTTAATTTTTAAATTAAAATTGCTATAATTATTTCATGCTGTAACAGGTAAATGACTTCTTCTGTTCCCACTGGTCAAGGCACCGCTGACGACTATTTTGATATCAGTAAGTTTGAACAGCTTCTGAATCGTCTTGAGGCCTCCAAGGGCCGTCAACAACGCCAAAAATCCCTTGAAGGTCGTCGCGATGTTTTCGCCCAAGGCCTTGCAACAATGATGAGCAATTTCTGATTTTTAAATCATGACTTCTTCTGTTCCCACTGGTCAAGGCACCGCTGACGACTATTTTGATATCAGTAAGTTTGAACAGCTTTTGAGTCGCCTAGAAGCCTCGAAAGGTCGTCAGCAACGTCAATCGTCCCTCGAAGGTCGTCGTGACGTTTTTGCTCAAGGCCTCGCCAGCATGATGAGCAACTTCTAATTTTTTTGTTAAACTAATAAGCCATGACCAGTAGCGTCCCCTCCGGGCAAGTCGATGTCGATGATTGGTTCGATCTAGACAAATATCGCCAAGCTGCTGGCGTGGCTTACGAGTTTTCCAAGAAAAAAATGGAGACAGCCGGTGAACAAGAACGAGAAACCATTGGCAGGGGCGCCACGGAACAACGTGCTTCCCAAGAGCAGGAACAAGAATTCAGGCAGCGGGACGAGGCCAGGGACTACGGTCAGGCCCAACGAGCTTATCGATATTGAGTTATTTGATTCTTGGGTCGATAATTTAGACGCTTCGACCCAAGAATCATTCTGTGCGTTTGCTGCAGATAACTACTCAGTAGTTGAAATTTATTTATATTCTCGTTTCCTTGGTTATCGAGGAAGTATTACTGCGTGTGATCTTTGGGTTAAAGATCATTACGTTAAACCTGACCATCGCAAGAAACTGTTATATGAAATTGATGAGATGCAAGAAGATATCCGTAAATTGCGCGAAGACGTAGAGCAAGGAATCGTCAAACGCGATGCCGGTGTCGCTCGCATTGCATCAATGCAAAAAGAGCTCCGTGGAACAATCGCCCAAGTAGAAGAGTTTACAGCCATCAAAGATCGCAAGGGTTTGTTAATGGCTGGGGCTGATCGTGCTATTCGTGAGTTAATGTTCATCTTTAAAGATGATGCAATTGAAGGCCCCCTGGAAGAAGCTTCAATGAGTGTGTGGGCACGCATGCAGCTTGAGGAATAAATTGCTTTAAAATATTGTTATTGCTTAAATGTTGTTATGGGTGCAACAAAAGATATTCGTTTGGCCGGTGATGCCAAGCGTCGTCAACTAGAAGGTTTGGCTCAGCGTCGAGCTGCAGCAGGTGCAACGCCTTCTACAGCTGGCGGCCCTAGTGACAACCCTGCTGTTACTGGAGAGCGGGCTGCGATGTCTCCTAATGCCATCATGCGTCAGGAAATGTATGCTGCACGTCCCGGCGTTCGCTCTCCCCTTCAGACCCAGGGTGTTGAATTTAGCCAAGGTCTTATTTCTGACCCTTCTCAGCTCGCTAACATTTCGGCGGGCTCTCCTGGTTACGAACAGATCCAAGAGCGTATTCGCGGCTTGGCCAAACTCCGTAATACCGGGAGCCGGTTTTGATGTCTAAAAATAAAATGCCGCCGCAGCTTCTTGAACACTTCAAAAAGAAAGAAGCCAAGAAAGAAGATGGCTCAGAGATGAGCGATAAAGAAAAGCGTCGGGCGGCTTTGGATAAAGCGCGTAAATATCAAGAACAAAAGAAAAAACACAAAGAAGCAAAATAGATTACTATTCAGTAATACTCTGAATAGTTCTTGTGCCCTCCTACGTTCATTTAGCCCATAGGCGTAATGCCAAAGCTGCTGCTCGTAATCAGCAGTTAAAAAAGCCTAAGAACGAAGATCTGTTAAAGCGTGCGCAAGAAGATTTTGCATATTTTTGTGAGTACGTAGCGGATAAACCACCAGCTCAACACCATAAAGACTGGCATCGTCACTTTGTAACAAACGAAGACAGCTCTTGTCTAATTAAAATTGCTGGCCCCAACATCGACCTTTTGGCGCCAAGGGGCTCGGCCAAATCAACCGTCTTGGGACTTTTAACTGCCTGGGCAATTGGCATTCACACACATGCCAAGATGCCCCTGCAGATCCTTTATTTGTCGTACACAGTTGATATTGCGCGTTCTAAGTCGGCAACAATTAAACGCATTATTTCTAGCAAACGTTATCAAGAAGTTTTTCCAAAAGTTCGCCTTTTAAAAAATGCCACCAGTAATGAATACTGGTCCATTGACCATAAGTTTGCTGGTATTGATGTAACAGGTGACGAGCAATTTACTCTTTGCGCTGCGGGCCTTAAGGGTTCAGTGACATCCAAGCGTTCTCATCTTGTGATGATTGATGACGCTATTAAATCTGCAGCTGATATTTCCAATCCAGATATCCGTAAAACAATGCAGGATAACTGGAATGCTGTGATTGCACCCACCATGTTCGAAGGCGGACGTGCAATTTGTCTTGGTACTCGTTTCCGCCATGATGATATTCATGCGACTACTTTTAATGAACAAAATAACTGGACTCAGATTGTTTTGTCAGCAATCCTTAACAATTTAAAGACTGGTGAGGAGGAGTCCTACTGGCCAGAGATGTGGTCACTTGAGTACCTAAAAGAAAAGAAAAGGCAAGCTCCTATTGCTTTTTCTTTTCAGTACATGAATCAAATTGTCAGGCAAAATGAGCTATCGCTTGCTCCAGAATTAATCGTAAAAGCCGAGATTTCAACGGAGTTCGATACGCTTGGCATTGGTGTTGATCTTTCTGCTGGCACAAAAGAAAAGAACGATTACACCGTCATGATTCTTGGTGGGCGCATTGGCGATCGCATTCACATCATTGACTACCGCCGTATACGTGTCATGGGGAACTTAGAAAAACTTGACGCTATGAAAGAACTTCTCAATGATTGGTCCATCATAGGTAGAGATGAAAACGGCAATTATTTTCCAACGTACTCAACATGTGATATTTGGTCAGAAGCTGTGCAGTACCAGGCTTCCTTAGAAGCTGACTTTAAACGTGTTTGTTTAAACAACGAGGGGCTTTACAACTTAATCTGGCATCCTGTCAAAGGTTTCCGCGCTGATAAACTGGCCCGTTTCCGTGGAATCATGGGCATGTTTGAAGATCGCAAAATTATCTTTAATCGTTTTCGTAATTTCACAGCTTTGTTTGAAGAGCTAACTAACTTTGGTGTTAGCAGTCACGACGATTGCGTCGACGCTCTCGTCTGGCTTGTTACTGGATTAGCACGAAAAGGACAATTGCAGCTTGATTACTAATCCTAGAATAAGAAAAAAAGTTTTTGTTGTGGGCCCAGAGTACATTGCAATTGCGGTTACGGCAGCTGCATCGGCTCTTACTGGAGGTGCGTGGGTTGCTAATCGCATCCTCGATCGCCAAAGTGAGCGCGTTCAAAATGCAATTGATTACACATCATCTCAAAAACGTCGCTTAGATGTTTTGGAAGATCAAGTTAATCGCATGCCTCTTGACTATGTTTTAAAAGTTGATTTCTTGAGGGAAATTCAAGAAATGCACGAAAACTTTAGGCAAATTAACAATAAACTTGATAAGCTTATGGAAAAGCTATTGGCAAAATGAGCTACATCCTTGAAGTTCAAGAAGACGAAAACGGTGATCAATACATTGTTTTGCCCGATGAGGTAATCGAAGATTTGGGTTGGCAGGAAGGCGATGTTCTCAATTGGGATGTGCGTGGCAACGGTATTGTTATTTCCAAGGTGAACGAGTCTACGGACTATGAGGTATTAGAGGATTAAAATAGAAAAATCAAGGAAATGAGGGTATGCATTATTACGGCGGCGAACGAAATGTTCATGGAGCAGCAGGTAATTTAGGGGCAACGCAGCCCCATGGTTCGCCTTATCAGCAACAGCCAAGAGAATATTTGGATCGCAACATGCCTGCGTATCCTCCTGGCTTTGGTCCTCAACGACAAATGCCAATGCAACCGCAACAACCAGGTGTGCCCGTGCAGCTCGAATTACCTTTGGCTTTGCGTGGTTTACAAGGTCCTGTTCCCATGGGCAATGCGGGATTCTTTGCTTCTAATCAATACGGACAGCAATTACCTCCTGGCTATGTAAAAACAGTTTCCTGATGAAACGTAAAAAGCTAGTCAAGAAAGCACTTAAACATCCGGAACTTTATACCCCGGCAGAACTTGCTTACTTTAAACGCTGGCTTTGGAAAAAGAAACAAGACAAGAAAACTGCTAAGATTTATTTACAGCAAGAGGCAAATAGTTAATGGCTGTCGACGCTAAGGCACGTCTTAAAGAAATCATTGATTCCTACCTTGATAAAGACGGTGGGTCAATGATTGACACTGGCGTGGTGGCGTCCCATCTTGCCCAGATGAAATTGTTTGGCATCCGCCAGGGTGTTGAATTTTTTCCGGCACAAGATAACTTCGGCAACCAGCGCAAAGACTTTATTGATCGCGTAATTAAATACAATCAGCTGGACACACGCCTGGATTCAATCTGGGACTATTTCATGTGTGATGGCCAGGGGCTTTTTTATATTCGTCCCACAAAAAATAATTATCGTCTTTATTTTTTCCGCCGTCACGAATATCGCACTTACTACAACATTGACGGCGAAATTGATGAAGTTGTAATCATCTACAGTTATAAGGTACGACGTGGTTTTGGCTTTGATCAGGACATTCAAGCAGGCAGCCTAACGGGTCCTGCAACCATGGGACAAGGTGCTAAGCGTTATATTCGTCTTTCTATCAAACGCGATGTCATTGAGGAAACTCACTCAGAGGGTGAGATTTCTTTTGAGCAACCTCAATACACAGTCCCTGGCCGAACAAAAACTTTTAAAAATACCTTACGTTTTATTCCTTGCGTAGAAATTTTTAATAACCCCAAAGGCTTTGCAACAGAAGGTGTTGGTGAGTTTGATGCGCTAGCCAATCACATTTGCACGCATGATGAAATCGTGCGCACCATGCGTAAGAACGTGCAGTTCTTTGGTAATCCAACCCTCCTTTCATCTCGTCCAAAAACCGACTTAATGGAGGCTGGTGGAGAATCTGTTGTACAGCGTCCATCTATTGCGGCTAACTCAGGCTTTACAGGGATGGGCGCACTGAGTCAGTCTCGGTTTAAATCTGATCCCATTTCCCGTGGAGTTGATGGTCAGATTCGTGTTCCACGCGTTATTGCAAACCTGGAGCCAAACGACCGAGTTGGTTACATTGTTCCTGATGCAATCACCGGGGACCAAAATTCTTTCGCTCGTCAATATAGAGAAGAAATTCGAACTGCCCTTGGTGGCGTTGACGAACTTTCCATTTCAGCTGGCGTGACTGCTACTGAATACAAGTCTTTGTTTGGTCGCGTTTCAGCCACGTCAAAGAAAAAAGCAAACGCTATTTATACCTACGGAATTTGCCGTTGTTTGGAACTCATTATTTATCAAGAAGAACGCCTCTTCCGCGAAACTCTTGCGGCTGCAGCAGGACTTGAAAAGCCCCTGGAGCTACCCGACAACGCTTCTGATCAAGACATTGCTGCTTACGAAGATGCGATGGCGATGTTTGAAGATCAAGTCAAGCAATTAATGATGGCTTGTCTTAAGACACAGCAAATACCACCCGGTGTTCTTGGCTTAATTCCAGACGGTGATGTCACAATGTTGTGGCGTTGGCTTGGTCCTGTTTACGAAGATTCAACCCAAGATGTATTAAATAACTCCATTGTTGTGCGAAATCTGCAAGAATTAGGTGTTGATAGCATTGAAGCACTGAAATACCTCTTCCCGTCAAAAACGGATGAGGAGCGGGCCGCGATGCTATCGGGGTTCCCGTTCAGGATGGTGGGTGAATTACAGAATGCATATTCTTCTTTCGCTCGCCTCGTGGGAGGAATGATGCAGACCCCCCACCCGCAATCACCGGATTTACCGATGGCTGCGGATCCGCGATTGGATTTAACCCCATATCTGTATCGCACTTTAGAAGCTCTACAAAAGGAGATGAGTTATGCAGGACGCTACCGTCCAATCGATCCCACAGACGAGCCAAGCACCGGCGGCGGTGGCTCCCAGCAGCTACGTGGTGGCAGCTCCGCAGCAAGCGGCTCCGGCACCGATGGCGTATCAAGTGGGTACGAGCTACCCCCAAGCGGTACCTCAGGGGATCCCCAGCTACCAATCCAGCCCTACTCAGTACGCCCCCCAATCCCAACCGGAGGCTCCGCAGAGCAATCCCTGGGAATCGGCGTTCAACAAAGTAGTCAACCTGCTGAGCGCTCCAGTCCAATCCCCGTTCCAGGGTCAACCGTCGGCTCCGACGACTCAGTTTTCCCCGGCCAATTACGGGTTGAACAGCGCCCAAGCTACGCAACAATCGGCAGCGCCGACCTCGTATCTCAACCAGGCTTACTCGCCCAGCTCTTCCCAAACCTCCTCGACACCATCCTTGGAGCAAATCGCGGATTACCTGGGAATGAGCCAGGACAGCCGCCAAGTGGTGGACGCGTTCGGAATCGAAGCACCGGCAATTCTGAACCAGTACGCCCTGAATCTGGAAGGGATGCTGGACAGCGCCGTCGAGTGGGGAAACCGCGCCGCTGAAACCATTAAGGGTTACGCAAACTTTGCGGTGAATGAGCACCAGGAGAACCTGGCTTACAACGAGATTCTTACGAACCCCGATGTGCTCAGCGATTACACCCTGAAGTTCTTTGGTCCTGAAGGTCCGTACCCTGTGTACGAAAACGAGGCTCAACTGGAAACTCGTGGTTATCCCACCGAAGCGGTTGATTACCAAATGAATGAGTTCCCGGCTCCTCCTGCCGCCTCGGCTCCTCAGCAGCCTGAAAACTTCTGGGGCAACTTTAACGACATCATGGCGCGTGATCCCCAGAATGCCTGGCGCATTCTGAATCAAGCCCAGCCGCAAGTTGTTGCCAACAAACTGTTTGTAATGGAGTGACGGCCATGCGGCCATTAGGACAAACACGTCCGTTACTGGCTTATGGGCTTCCCGCCGCCGCAGGTCTTGCGGTTGGCGGGGCTCTTGCCGGTCAAGGTGAAGCCCCTGGCACTGCCGCCTTTGGTGGAGCAGCTGCTGCACTTGGTGCGCGTGGTGGTTTAGGTGCCGCTCGGTTAGCCGGGCGCTATGCACCTGTCATTGGCGAAGCAATGCAAAGTGCCATTGTTCCAGCTGGCAAAGCATTAAGCGCTGCCATTGAATCTGTGCCCCCTGGCGGTAAGCGGGCAGAAGCATTGGGCAAGATGCGGGATGTGCTTCGGGGTGCTTATGTGGCTGCCGGAAATGTTCCCGCTAGCACTGTTCAAAAAACTGCCGCTACTTTAGCTGTTCCTGGCGCAGCTTCTCTCGCTGGTTTAGGTGGTATGGCTGCAGGTGCTGTTCCAGGCGCCTTTGGTGTTCCTGGCTTCACAGGTGCCGTTGATCCTGAATCTTACGGTTCCAGCAATTCTGAGGGTGCACGATACAAAACACCCACAATGCA